CACGCCCGAGCCGACCATCCCGTACCGGGTGTTCGCGTGAAAGCCGCCGCCGTCATCCTCCCGCTCACCGGCTGCGCGTCGGCTACGGCGATCATCGCGCAGGAGACGAACACCGTGCGCGGCCGCGCCGGTAGCGCGAAGCGGCACCTCGACGCCGCCCAGGCGGACCTCGACGCCATCGAGATCGCCGCGGCCGAGGTGCACCAGCAGGTGGCCTACGTTTCGGATGACGAGCACCCCGTCTACCAAACGCTCCAGTACCTGTCCTTCGCCGTCATTGCAGCGGCCGTCTTCGGCGCGATCTATTACATAAGAGGTCGGAAATGACGCTCCCAACATACGCATACACGCTCTGGCTGCTCGGTCTCCTCGTCATCACGTTCGCCGCAGGCTGCTCGGTCGGCCTCGGCTTTGCAGCTCGCCGCGCACCTCGAAAGGCTTCCCATGCTCGCAAGCGTTGAATCGTTCCTCGGCTCCCTGTGGTTCGGGCTTCTCCTCGGCGTGACCGGGCTGGTCGCCGGGTTCATCTACTGCCGTCGGTCGAAGAAGTGAGTCGGCGGCGCTGCTGCTGCGCTGGCGGCGTGACGCCGTCGCTGCCAGGGTGCGACGAGTTCCCGCAGCAGGACTACCAAGTCCTGATCTGTCTGAATCTCGTACTGACTGCGCCGCAATGTTTCGACTGGAGCATCAATCCATGCTCAAGCACGGCAATTTGCGACTGCGGAGATAGCACCTACGAGTACGACATGACCTCATACGAGAGCTCGTTCTCGTGCGTCATCAATTCCGGAGCGGTCCTGTCAAAAGGCTGGCTATCCCGCAACAGCGGCGCAGCTGCCGATGGCTGCTACTGCTGCGACGACGTCGTCGAGTACCCGGTTACGGGCAAGATGGCTGCGTCTGTCTGCTACGTCACCGAGGCGAACGGCGGGCCGGGATCACCATGTACGGCCGAGGACTACGTCTATTCCTCCACGAATCTCTATTCGGCGACGCGGTTCACAAACTTCGGCATTCAGTATCTGCGCCTTGAGTTCCGATTGAGCGTGGACGTCGATGTCCCGGCGGGGACCTGTGAGGTCGTGGCCGGCTGCCCGGCAACGGCGCAGACCGTGACGCTCGCCGCGGTCCAAACAACGTACACGGCGGCGCGGTGGATCATCATCTATCGGAAGGCCACGCCGGCAGGTACGCCGGAGGACCCAGACTGCTGCTGGTGCCTGGCAGGCGTCGAGGTCCAGGCGGGCGGATTGCCTGGGCAGAACGACCGGCCTGGCGACTGCTGCGAAACGGCGCTCGAGTACCCGGAGAACTGCTGCCGCCAGTACACGCCGAGCGGGGCATGCAGCTGCACGTTGGTCGCTGGAACGAATGACTGCACAGAGCCGATGGACACTTCATCCCTCGCGTACATCTACTGCGGCTCGCCGCCGCTAAATCTGAGGTGCACCCATGTTCCATGTTGAGACGCGGCTATCCAACCGTTTCGGCACGTTCATCGTCAGGATGGGCCCGGAGACAGCGACCGTCGAGCGCGAGGGCGCGCCCGTGCCGGCCGAGCCTGGCATTGGGACCGTGGTTGCCAAGGTCACAACCGCCGCGGGCGTCAAGCCATGCGGCAAGTGCAACAAGCGAAAGGCGCAGCTGGACAAGGCCACGCCATCCTGGGCACGGAAATTGATCGGGAAGTTCCTGAAATCGTGATGGACAAGCGCCCATCCCGTCGATAGCCTCGCTCTCGGCGCATTCCGCGCCTATAGGAGAAGACCGATGAAGCATGAGATCGTGCCCGTCTCGACGGGCCACCTGACCCCGATGCAGCGGGTGCAGCGCAACGAGGAGGCGGTGGCCGCCGTCGCCCACGCCGTGAAGAAGTCGTACATCAAGCGGATCGGCGACAAGGGCTACCTCATGGTCGCCGGGGCGCAGGCGGTCGGTTCGAGCCTGGGCTACACGACGGCCGTCGAGCAGCTGCGCTACGTCCCGCCGACGGAGCACTTGCCGGGCTACTGGGAGGCGACGGCCGTGGTCTACGACCAGGGCGAGATCGTCGGCCGCGGCATCGGCAGCGTGTTCGAGGACGAGCGGCAATGGTCAAAGCGCGACTACTTCGCCCGCCAGATGATGGCGCAGACGCGAGCCACGGGCCGGGCGCTGAAAGGCGTAATGGGGTGGGCGACCGCGCTGCTCGGTGCCGAGGCGAGCCTTGCCGAGGAGATGCCCGCAGACGGCCCTACGATGCCTCAGGAGGCGTCCGAAGCGCCGCGGCGGCTGCCGAGCCCACCGAAGGCTCCGAGCGCCCCTAAAGGGCAGGAAGGCGGCCTACGCCGCGTTCGTAGCGTTCTTGCGGCAGTCCAAGCTAAAGAGTCCAAGGCCGGGAAGCCGTACTACCGCGTCGGGCTCGAGGCGCAAGACGGCGTGACCGAGTGGTTTACGTCGTTCGAGGAGGTGTCGATCTCGCCCGGCGTCCTGGTCGAGGTCACGCTGAAGCCGTACCGGGATGGCGAAGTCGTCGCCGACGTTGTCGCCGTGACGAGCGACGAGGAGGTGCCGTTCTGATGCGTATTCGTGGGAATACCAACGAGTTAGACAAAGCTCTTTTCAGAGGTCGCCAGGCCGAAGAATGGGCGATGGCATTTTTTCGCAACCGGGGCCACGAAGTCAATGATTGTGCTCATCTCAAACAAATGCACGACATTGAGGTCTCAGAGTTTGGCAAGGTGCAAGTGAAGCGTGCTTTCCTTGTGAATAAGTTTCGCGAGAAGCCGATTGGAAGTCGAATCCACCTCGACGGTGTTCACAGAAGGCGCGTGTACCGAGTCAAATTGTCGGCTGGAAGTACTGGAGCGCGATATCCAGCTGACGCGTGGGACTGGCTATGCATGGTGTTTGTGCTTTCTGATGGACCGCGTTTCATGCTTCGTACATCCAAGCAGTGCACAGTTGATGGGAAGGACTACATGCGAGACACAATAAATATTGCAATCAGCACGGCGGTCACGTGCTGGCATCAACTTGAACCTGCTGCGGAACTGTTGCCACGGGAGGCCGCTCATGGCGAAGCTCTACCCGAGTGACGTCTGGCGCATGGGCGACTCCCTCGACCCGTTGGAGAAGCTCGTCGCCCTGGCGCTCCTGGACTACGGCGACCGGATCTTCCCGTCGCAGGCGCATGTCGCCGTCAAGACGGGGCTGTCGTTGGCGACCGTCAAGCGCGTCATGAAGACCCTGCGCGGGAAGATGGTAATCGTGACTAAACGGACCAAGCGAGGACTCGCCTATGGGTTCGTGATGGCTCAGGCTGACACCGACCATGGTGTCAGCGTGACACCACCAAAGTGTCAGCCTGACACCGGAATGGTGTCAGAGAGAGCCACTAACTATCCCAGTAACTATCCCAACCAACCCCGGGCGGCTGACGCCGCACCGGCGGGGGGGTGGGATCTCTCCTGGGAGGTCCGATCCCGGATCGGCGTTCGTGACCCTCGGGGCGACCCCGACGCGCAGCTGCGGGTCGCTCGCCGGTTGATGCGCGAGCACGGCCTGTCCGACGCCGATGCCCAATGGGGCTGGAGGCTCCTGTGCGAGCATTGGGCTCGCACCGGAAACGCACCGTACGACACGCTGCACCGGATCACGACGAGCCTCGAAGGCGCTCGCGACGTTCGGGCGGTGGTCATGCACAAGCTCAAGGGGGTGGCAGCGTGAGCGCCCAACAACGCCGAATCCATGAGATCACCACGTTTCTCGAAGTGAATCGCAAGCACCTGCCAGGCGTCGTGGCGACGTACCTCGAGGAATTGCTGTACATGCACAAGCACCTCGCCCAGGCGAGCGCTCGGCAGACGCAGGAAATCAGCGATCTTCGCGCCGTGCTGTACGGCAACCCGGACGCGAAGCACGACCGGCCACCGGCTACGCCTCCGCAAGTGTGGCGGCAAGGGCAATGGGTGGACGCATGACCCAGTCACGCAGTAAGGGCAAGCGGGCCGAGCTCGAAGCAGCCCGCGACGTAGGCGAGTTGCTCGGCGTCATGTTCCACCGGACGCAGCAGTTCAACGGCAAGGGCTCGGGCGACATCGAGCCAATCAAGGGCCCAAAGACCGTGCATTGGGAGGTCAAGCACTACACGGCAGGGCTCACATGGTGGGTCAAGCGAAGCGACGACACGGCGCTCCTCGTTGCTGGCGAACTTGCCTACTGCCGGTTGAAGCACTTGCCTGGCATCCTGCGGCGCAACTACCTCGCGTTTAGCAGCGTGACATGCGGCTTTGCCGAGCGATGGATGCAGCAGGCAGTACGCGACGCCAAGGCCGACCAGGTGCCTGTGGTCGTGTGCAGGCAGGACCGTTCGCCCTGGCTGGTCGTGTGGCGGCTCGAAGACACCGAGCGCATGATCGACGCCATGAACGGGATCGCAAATGCGACGGTTTAGGTTCGAGGGCGAGCTCGGTAAGGCATACGACCATGGCAAGTCTGTCCAGAAGTCTCGTCCTGGAACATGGGGCAGAAAGGCCAAAGCGTTTAAGGCTGTGAATGTGCAATGCGCCAAATGCGGATCAATCACAGACCTCGAATGCGACCACATTGTGCCACTTCACAAGGGTGGATCGGATGAGTGGTCGAACTTGCAAAGCCTTTGCCGACAATGCCATGCGATAAAAACTGCAACGGAGCAGGGGAAAGATTGTGGCAAAAAAATCGCCCAGTTCCGCGACCCGATCGGATAATGGGTCCCCCCCATCGACCCCGAGGGGGCCTATTGGCTTGGGACAGCGCGGCGTAGGGACCGTCAAAACCGAGACGCGGCGCAAGCATCGGCGCAAGCCGGGTTTATGCGCCGACGCCGCGGACGCCTACGCCCGTGCGGTAGTCGATGGGTCGATCGTGGCGAACGCCCGCATTCGAGATTCGTGCCGTCGGTACCTCGCCGAGCGGGCGAAGCCAGGCGAGCACGGCGTGTGGTGGGACGAGCAGCTCGCCGAGGACGCCAGGGCGTTCGCGCTGAAGTGCGGGCAGGGCGCGGAGGCTGGCGCGGGGCAGCCGCTCGTCTGGATGCCGTGGCAATGCATGGTCGCCATGATCCTGCTCGCCCGTCGGCGCATGGTGGACGGACGCAAGTCTGACACGCCGGCGACGAAGGCGCTACTCCTGGCGGTCGCCCGCGGCAATGGGAAAACCGAGTTCGCGGCGAGCCTGCTCATGGCGGCCATGCGGGACGGCTCGACGCGCTTGGAGTTCGCGAGCGTCGCGCCGGATTCGCGCCTCGCGCAGAAGACCTTCGAGCGCATGGCGGTCATGTCAGAGACGCTCGGCGTCGCTGAGTGGAAATCGACGGGCGGCTCGACGCCCGCGCACCCTGGCCGCGTGAAGCACGGGAACAACCGGTACATCTCGCTGCCATGCACCGACAAGGCGCTCGACGGGCTCACGACCCGCATGGTGATCGCCGACGAGGTCGCCCGCATGGAGAAAGCGTTCGGCCGCCTGCTGACGGGGCTCGCCAAGTTCCCGACCTCGCAGCTGCTCGCCATCACGACGCCCGACCCCGAGCAGAAGACGCGGCCCATTTGGGGCTACTGGGACGCCCTCGAGCGGGCCATCGCCGACGGCACCCCGTACCCGGCGGGCTGGTGGCCGATGCTGTACGGCCTCGAGCAGGATGACCAAGCCGCGGACCCGGCCGCCTGGCCGAAGGCGCACCCGGCGCTCAATGTCATCATCGACCCCGGCCAGCTCGAACTCTCGGCGCGGACCATGCTCGAGTCGGGCGACCCAGCGCAGATCGCCGAGTTCGAGACGCAGCTGGCCTGCCGG